CAGAACATGCTCAAGAAAATCTGGAATGCACGCGACGTGGTCAGCGGCATGGACGGTTTTGTCTTTGGAACGAAGTACAACTACCGTGCCCTGAAGTGGAATCGGGACGGAGACATGCAGGTTTGCAAATACGAAGGCAACGACGATCTTGAAATTGCCTGGTTTAATGTCAAAGATTTCATTGATGACTTTGACGCAAAGTACGAAGCCGAACAGAAAGCGCTGTCAGAGCTTAGAGAAGATATCGAGAGAGACGGTGCCCGGCTCTTAGCGTTTGATCCTGATGAAGATTAAATAAAAGAAGCCCCCAGGTGACGCGCGAACGCCGCTCGGGGGCTTTTACGGAAAACATACCTCACACTTAGAGGTATGGAAAAAGTATATCACGACAAGATGTTTTTGTCCAGAGAGGAGTAAGCATGGAAAAGATATACCCACCTCTTGCCATTCTGAAGGAGATCACAAGGGTCATGCCAAAGGTCTGGCAGATCATTGACGTGTCCCGTCCCATAGGCGTACAAAATTCAGGGTGCCCAGACAGATGCTTCGCCCCCATCGAGACAGCCACAGCGGCAAGCATTTTCTGCCAAGAAAGCGCCGCCGGGAAAAAAGGTGCAGCTATCGACATCCCGCAGCCCAGCTTGACGCTTGCCCTCGCCCAGTGGCGAAAGGATAAAGAGGTCTTTGTGGTAGACCCAGACCTTGCCGCTGTGCTTTATGCGCAGGATGATATGGACATCCCGGCAGCCGCCTTTGACTATCTGCCTTACAGCTGCTTCTATGTAGAGAGCCCCGGCCTTGATGTGTACCTGACCGGAATTCATGGCTTTTTCTTTTATCTGGGATGGGACACGAAAGAGCAAAAAGTTCTTCTGAGCTTTGTCTTTCTCGGGGAAAGCGGCGGATGCTATCCCTTTGACCTTCCACTTGATGGAGAAAGCCTTGACGTGTGCTTTGATGCCGCTGTCAAGAAGCGGGCGCAGAGCGGAAACGCCCACCTTGCCACGGTGGCGCGGCAGGAGAAAAAGCAAAAAGATGCTGTCATCTCTCTTTTGCGCTGTGCCTTGCAAGTGGTGCTGTATCTATGCGCATCCAACGCCGAGATCGTCCCTGATCCAGAGCAAAATACCATCACAAAGCACAGCCGCACCGTCAAAGACCGGTATGCAGAGATCAGGAAGTGGGATGTCGGTATGCGTGTAGGCGCATCGCTCCGTGAGCAATCCAGGCGCGCCGCCGATGAGGATGCCCCAGCCCGCACTGGCAGCCACCAGCAGAAGCGGCCGCACATGCGACGTGGACACTGGCACCACTTCTGGACAGGCTCGAAGTCTGAACCGGATAACAGAAAGCTGGTACTGAAATGGCTTTCTCCGATTTTTGTTGGTGCTGGAGACGCAGAGACACCTGTGGTGATGCATAAAGTGAAGGAAGTGTAAGAGATGCCGCCGAAGAAAAATCACATCGGGGAAAAACACGGGACGCTTGAAGTCATCGCAGAGGCCCCATCAAGAAAAAGTAAGTCCGGAAACTTGCTAACCTGCTGGAAAGTGCGATGTTCTCATTGCGGATGCGAAAAAATTATGCTTTGGGGAAGCATCCGGAACGCAAAATCGTGCGGGTGCATCAAAGTGACAGATGTGCCAAAGGAATGCACCTGTAAAAGGTGCGGAAAATCTTTTACCGGAAATATGTTTACCGTTTACTGCCCAGAATGCAAAGAAGTCATAAAAGAGTTGCACGGCGTAAAAGGGAATTCGTGTTTTTCTTTTGAAACAGTATGCGTTGACTGCGGAACGCATTTTGTTGCAGGCTCAAAAAAAGCTCTCCGATGCCCTGAGTGTAGAAAAAAGGCCAAAAGAGAAAGCAATCGTCTTTGTGCTCAGAGACGAAAAAACGGGACGGCAAGAAGGCTTGGAGAAGTATACTCGTGTGCTGACTGTGGGAAGCCTTTTATCTTAAAAAATGGATTTCAAAAGTACTGCCCAGACTGTGAGCCGAAGCACGCCATACAATCGTGGAAAGAGTATAAGGAAAAATACGCAAAAAAGTAAAAATCCCCGGTGCTCTATCCATGCGGAGCACCGGGGCTGTTGCTATGTACGATAATGGGTTTTACTTGATCTTCCCCTGCATCTGATCCAGCAGCTCATCTGCGTGGATGGCCTCGGGAGTAAAGCTGTTGTTCTCCCACCATGCCCAGAGGGCGCAGCGAGTGGTCAAATTGTGTATCAGTCATTCTAACACATCCTTTCGCCCATCATGCTACGCCTTTTGTCGAAAGAAGTCGAAAACACAAACTCAGCCCCGAGGAACCATCAGGCTCCCCGGGGCCGTTGTCAGCTGCCGTTCTTTTCTTCCGCCCGCTGCTTCAGCACGTCCACAGCACGAGTCAGCGCCGCCGGGATGGGCACACCCATCAGTCCGGCATTCTCCACGATACTGATAGTCTCATTGCATACAAACGCAATGACAACGGTGTCCCGAATAAAGTTCGACCCGATGACAGCATCCAGCCTGCAGGCCACCAGTACCACCAGCAGGCTCACACCCTTGCGGCACAAGCCCTTCCAGCCTGCCCGGCTCTCAAGGGTGCCAGTTTTGGTCTTGGGACTGGTGTGGAACACCCCCGCCACGATCAGGCCGGTGATGTAGTCGATCGCCATAAAGATGATAAGCGTCTGCAGCGCCGTGTCCCAGCCGCCCAGCAGGCTGGCAATGGCCCCACCCACAATGCCGATGGCCGCACAAATCTCATTTTTCATTGTCATTCTCCTTTCACTTTGCCCAGCCCCTTGCGCTGGATGATGGCAGCATAGTCCTTGTAGGCCACGCTCAGGTCTGCGCCCTTGGCAATGCCGGGAATCTTGCCGCTGCTGGTGTACTGCCACATCCCAAAGGGCCAGCCGGGGGCGGGCTTCTTGGTGCGATAGGCTGCCAGCCATACGTCGTAGGGCTTGATGGCCGCGCCGCCCATGTAAAGGTTGGTCTGCCCGAAGTTCAGGCCGGTGTACAGCATGGCGTACACGCCCCAGCTCTCCACCACGCTCAGGCAGTGGGCCACGATGTCAGTCAGGGCGGACTTGCTCAGGGCCGCCTGCAGCTTGTCCTCGATGTCCACAGTCACCGGCAGCTGGAACGTCCTGCCGCCCAGCGCCTGCTTGAACAGGGCCAGCTCCTTGTCAGCCTGCACCCTGGTGGTGGCCTTGAAGTAGCCGTATACGCCCACCGGAATGCCAAGGCGCTGGCACTCGGCGTAGTTGTGAGCAAAGAAGGGGTCAATGTAAGGCTTGCTGGGCTTGCCTTCTTTGCTGTTGCCCATGGCCCGGATCATCACGCCGGAGATAAGGCCGCTGGCTGCCACCTTGTCCCAGTTGATGCTGCCCTGCCATTTGCTCACGTCAAGTATTGTTCTTGGCATTCTGCGCCTCCTTCTCGGCCAGCAGCTCGGTCAGCTCCTTGTACTCGTCGTCGGTCAGCTTGCCAGCGGCATAGAAAACATCCAGCTTGGTGCTCATGCGTTTACAGGTACGGTATAACATAGTTTTGTCCTTTCCGGGGCAGTGCCCCATCTTAAAAATGTTATCCTCTCTTGGCAGAGGGTCTTACTCCGTGATCCCCAGTTCCAGCAGGGTCAGCCGGTAGGCCTGGTCAACGTTCAGCGCATCGGCATCTGCCTGGGCGGCTTCCACCGCCACAAGCCGCTCTTCCAGTGTAGGGGCTGGCTTCGGTGCATCGGCAGGGTCAGGCTGCGTGCCAGCCTCCACCACAACGTAAGCCTCCGGCTGGTCGTCCATGCTCCACAGGGCATCGCCCACAGCAGCCGCTGCATTGTGGGCGGTGATGGCATCCACAACAGCAGAATAGGCATCACACTCTTCCTGCGTGATAACGGGCTTCTGAATTTTTGCTCCGGGTTTGATCTCCATTTGCGTTCACCTCACTTCCAGCGGCCATAGGCGACCCAGTTGACATATTCCAGGCTTCCGGAAACATTGATGTACATAGATGTTGTTGTTTTGGAAGTAAAGCCGAAGTTCTTGCCGTCCGGGTACTGCGTTTGAAGCGACCCAATGCAAGAGTAATTTGCATTTGCAAAAGCAACAGGAAAAGTCGCTCTATCCATGTTGGTTCCCCAGCAGATCTGCGTTCCATCGGTATAGCGCACATAGTAGGTTCCGCTGGTATAGACCGCTGAAGCACCCGCCGGGCCTTGCGGGCCGGTAGCGCCTGTGGCACCTCTGGCTCCCGTTGCGCCGGTGGGGCCTTGCGGGCCGGTGGCTCCGGTAGCACCCTTGGGGCCCTGCGCACCGGTATCTCCTTTATCTCCCTTGTCACCTTTTGCGCCTTTCAGGCTGGCGATCCAGGCGGCTTCGCTGCCGGTGAACCCCAGCTGAACAGCCAACGCATAGGCCGACTGACCATCAAAGGTTCCGGCTTCCTTGGCTTGCTTCACGGCATTGGTAGCCGCATTGGCCGCGCTGGTGCTGGCTTTCTCTGCCCGGTCGGCATCAGCCTTTGCCGCCCCCGCACTGGTGGATGCCTCCCCAGCCTTGGTGGCGGCGGCGGAAGCGCTCCCTGCGGCGGCCTTGGCCTGCTCGGTGGCAGTTTTTGCCGCACCGGTGGCCGTCTTGGTGGAGTTGGCCACGTCGTTCAGGGCCGTGGTGCGGGCCCGTGCGATGTCCTGCAAGGCGGTGGTGTGCTCCGTCTGTGTGTCCTTCAGGGCCTGCTTGGCGGCGGTCTCACTTGTCTTGGCGTTCTTCTCGCTGGCGGCGGACTTGGTCTCGCTGCTCTTGGCCGCATTCTCACTGGCTTTGGCGTTTGTCTCACTCGCCTTTGCCGCATTCTCACTGGCCTTGGCATTGGTCTCGGATGTTGCCGCCTTGGTCTCACTGGTCTTGGCTCTTACCGCACTTGCTTCGGCCTCCTTGGCCTTTGTGGTGCAGGTGGCCACACTCGCATCCATGCTGTCGGCACTGGCCTTCGCCTTGTCCGCGCTTGCTTTGGCGTTGGTTTCGGATGTTTTTGCGTTGGTCTCGCTGGTCTTGGCCGCATTCATGCTCTCCAGCGCCTGCTTAGCGTACTTTGTCACCTCGGCCACGAACTGCTCATAGATGCTCGGCGTAATGTTTTCGGTGGTCGTATCGGTGTCGATGGTGTCATAGCAGGTGTACTTGCCGGGCTTGGTCATGGCAATGTAGCCGCTGTCGTTGATGGCCAGCAGCATCCAGGTGCCCTCTTTTTCCAGTGTCCAGCGCCGGTCTACCAGTGCGCTGTTCTGTTCGTCCAGCAGCTGGGGGTCCGGCTTTGTGCCGCTCAGGCGCTGCACATGCAGGGTCACGGTGCAGTTCTTCCACTCTTCCGGCAGCTCAAAGCGGAGCTCGTCCACCTTGGCGCTCCGCACACCGCCCAGATACAGCGTCTCAATGTTCGCCCGGAACGTCGAGCCGTTGTCCTGCAGCTTTCTGATCTTGATATCCAGTTGGCTCACAGTTTCACTCCCTTCACCAATCGGGCGCACTCCGCCACTTGGCTCCCCTACTAGGGGAGCTGGCCGCACCAAAGCGCGGACTGAGAGGTTTGATTTCAGATTTGTGCGCCCTTCCTGCCCCTATCCTATCACGCCCCGCCGGGTGCAACTACCCCGGACATACATAGGTTCCCGCCTCTTGACAAATACGTAAAATACGTATATAATCAAATTACCAACGAAGAAAGGAGGATTCCACCGCCATGCCGCTAACTCCAAAAGAGATGTGTCGGCTGTTGGAGCAAAACGGCTTTGTTTGCATTCGCTCCAATGGCTCTCATCGGATGTACAGCAACCCCGTCACCAAAAAATCCACTGTCGTTCCTTATCATGCAAAGGATCTGAAGCCCGGTCTAGAAAAAAGTATTCTTAAACAAGCCGGAATCAAAAAATAACATTATCTTGTTAGGATCAACCTGGAAAATTTCTGGTTATCCTAATACTACATTATAGATTATTGAAATAATTGAATATTAGTTTTCTCGTTATCATATAATAATAATATTTTCAAAACTTACATCACGCTATATATGAGGTAATATTAAAATGACTGCTGTATTTTATCCTGCTGTTTTTCATCCAGAAGAAACAGGATATTCCGTTACAATTCCAGATATTGAAGGTTGCTTTACCCAAGGGGAAACTATGGATGAAGCGGTTGCTATGGCCCAGGATGCCATTGGTCTGATGCTTGAAGATTGTGAAGTATGTCCTAAGCCTTCTCTTCCTTCTGCCATCCATGTGGATACCGGTGATTTTATTGCAATGATTCCTTTTGATATGGAAGAATATCAGAAGCAGTTCAAGCCCGTCAAAAAGACCCTGTCTATTCCCGGTTGGCTCAACGATGCCGCCGAATCCGCACATATCAACTTTTCCAGCGTTCTGCAAAAAGGACTCAAATCTGAACTTGGCATGATTTAATCAAACTGGTAACTTAAAAAGGGAGACCGTTCACTCCGAACGGTCTCCCTTTCTTTCTGCATTGAGAGGGTTCACCTCACCCCTGCCCACTCATCCTTGCTGTTCTTTGCCTGTTCCTCCTTCTTTGCCGCGTCCTTCACCCACTGGGCAAAGTTCTTTTCCTCATACATGGCCGTCCCGTCCTCTTTGGTCAGGCTCGTCAGCAGCTTCTCCAGCTTCTCCCGGTCGTGGTCGTTGCCCGCCAGATACTCTTCCTTCACCGCCGCCGTGATCTTCGTCTTGATGCTGCCGTCCTCCTTGCCCGCCGTCCGCAGCCGCCGGATCTCGTCCTGCACGTTGCTGGCCCTGCCGGTGTCCACCGCTTCAGTCAGGGTATCGTACACGCTGCCCTCGGTGCCGCCCTTGTACAGCTCCTCGGCCTTGCTTTCAATGGCTTCGGTCACAAGGTCGATCACCCACGCCCGTTTTTTTGCGTCAGCTTTGACCCCTTCCCGGATGCCCAGGGTCTCGTACATTTCCCGCACAAGCTGCTTTGTCAGCTCCTGGCGCTGGCTGTCTTTGCCCTCGTTCCGGGCCCTGGCCGCCTGCTCTACTTCCGGGCTGTATTTCTTCAGCCGGTTCTTCAGCTGGCTGGCAATGGTCTTTTCGTCCTTGCCCATGGCTTCCAGCTTCGCCATAGCACCGCTGGCGTTGTCCGTGTCCCCCTCGGCAATGGCGTTGTACAGCCGGTCATACTGCCCGGTGGCGCTTGTCGGGGTCGAGCTGAACGAAAAGCCGCTTCCGCTTGCAATGTCTCGTGCATCTTCCACATAGGCATCAAAGGCATCCAGCATTTTCCGGGCGTTCCCCATAGGCACACCCGCAATTTCAAACCCGTACTGCATCAGGTTCACGCCTTCCTTTCGCAGTTTCTGGTGATACGCTTCCAGCTGTTCCTCCGTCATGTCACCGGTATCCTGCCGGACAAGGCTGGAAAACTTCGTTACTGCTGCAAAAAGATCATTCACAGCGCTGATGTTGGTTGCACTCACCACATCGTAATCCGTACCGTTCACTGCATTTCCCACAGCGCTGTACAGCTCGCTGCCATACAGGAAGTTGCCCGCAAAGCTTTCCGTGTACAGATTCAGGAATCGCTTTCTCACGCTGGCTGCGGTCACATCTCCGTTCTCGTCCTGCTCTCTGTCCCACCGGTGCAGCAGGAAGTCCGCACCTATCTTCATCAGTGCAAACACAGCAGTCTGGGTGATCTGGCTCACAATGGCCCGGTTCAGGTTCTTTCCGGCCCGCTTCACTTCTTCTGCTGTCTCGCTGCTGTGTGCAGCCTTGTCCCGTGCTTTCTGGGCGTTGTAGTCCATCACCGCATCGGCCAGAATGCCGTAGTTCTGGAACCTCTGGGTCGTGAACATGGTCAGGGTCTTGGTCATCTGATCCGGGTTGCGCTGGATCCCCGCCCGCTGCATGGTGGTGTAGTTTGGCTGGGTCTCCTCGATGACCCGCTGATACATCTTGTTCACGGCTTCCCAGTAGGCTTCGCTGCCTTTCGTGGCTGCACCCTCTGCAAACTCATTGGTATGGTGCTCCACATACCGCTTGGAGCCTTCCCACAGTGCCGCTACCGTGATCTCGTCCATGCTGTTGATCCAGCCGGTCACCCACTTGGGCAACTTGTCCATGGCCTTTTCTGCCGCGCCCTGGCTCACGCCAATGCTGGCCAGTTCACCGCGCTGGCTTCCCCGCAGTCGGTATTGCAGCAGCACATCCCCATGCTGGGCAATTTCCTGTTCCAG